AAAAGGTAGATTCACTTCAGTTGACAGAACTAAGATGGCTCAAGTGGTAAAAGAGAATCCAAGCCTTGACATTCGTATGTTGTTTATGCGTGACCAGTGGTGTACTAAAAAGAAAAGAAAAAGATACTCTGATTGGTGTAACGATCATGGTATTAAATATGCTTTTGGTACAGCACTGCCTAAAGATTGGTTAAAGGAGTCAAGAAAATGATGGATACACTTTATTGCATTTCCTGCGGTACTTGTAATCCTGAGTACAGAATAATTAAAGGAATGAAGTCCTGCAAGATTTGTAGAGATGGTGCTGTACTGACTGTCAATGAGATGATAGATATTATTAATGACTTACAAGTACAAGGGTTATTACCTAGCAATTTCTTGAGTGACAGAGTAGAGCAACAGTTTCAACGAGGGGAGATAGATTTTAATGATGACCTCCTATCAGTTGAACAAGCTATATCATTATCAGATGCCATGCGTGATATGTACGACATAGATGAGGAGCGTTAAAATGAACTATAGAACAAGTGACCCAGAATCTAGCAAAATAGCAGGTCAAGAAGCAGAAAGAAGTTTTGCACCAACACAAAGAAAAGGCGTGTTAGAGTTTATTAAAAAACACCCAAACAAAACGAGTGCTCAACTTGGTGATATGCACGAATACTATGATAGGCACACTTTTGCTAGAAGATTACCAGAGTTAAGAAGTAGTGGTAAAGCCATAGTTACAGGTTTTAGTAGCTATAAAAAACAACAGCTTTGGAGTGCAGTAGAATGAAAATATGCGTGATACCAGATACACAGGTTAAACCTGATGTACCACTAGACCACTTGCTGTACGCAGGTAAATACATAGCATCTAAGAAGCCAGATGTAGTGGTGCACCTTGGAGACCATTGGGATATGGAGAGCCTGTGTTCCTACGACAAGAATAAGACCTCATTCGAGGGTAGGCGTTATAAGCGTGATATTGAATCAGGTAATTTGGCAATGGACTTATTCTTACAACCTATTAAAGCAGAACGTCAGAGATTAAAAATTAACAAGAAGAAGCAGTGGAAGCCTCGTATGGTATTTACTATTGGCAACCACGAGCAAAGAATTGAAAGAGCTATTGAGAACGATTGTATTCTAGAAGATACTATTGGTTATCAGGATCTTAATTTAGATGATTGGGAAGTAGCTGACTTCTTACAGCCTGTTATAATAGAAGGTGTAGCCTTTAGTCATTACTTTACTACTGGGGTTATGGGTAGACCTTGTTCATCAGCACGAGCCATGTTGCAAAAAAAATTAATGTCGACTGTTATGGGACACGTTCAGCAACGCGATATTGCTTATGCACAAAAAGCAGACAACACTAGGATCACAGGGTTGTTTGCTGGTATGTTTACTCAACATGATGAGGCATATTTAGGTAATCAAGGTAACAGTGCTTGGAATGGGATTTGGATGTTAAATGAAGTCAACAATGGTCAGTTCGATGAACTACCTGTTTCACTTAATTATTTAAAGAATAAGTATGGAGGATAAAATGACTAAGGTGGTTAAGGGTGTTAGCAGCTTTCAATGGGGTGGTGACCATTACAGAAAATTACCTATCCAAGTTTGGGATTTTATTGCTGCTAACAAACTAGATTATTTCCAAGGTAATGTAGTTAAGTATGTATCAAGATACAAAGAGAAAAATGGCTTAGAAGATTTAAAGAAAGCTAAGCACTACATAGATAAAATTATTGAAAACGACTATACGGAGTAAAAAAAATGAATCAGTACCAACAGTACATAGCCCTATCAAGATACGCAAGATGGATACCAGAACTAAACAGAAGGGAAACTTGGAAAGAAACAGTTGATAGATACATGACTAATGTTGTATCTGATAAAGTAAGTAAAGATACTTATAAGCAATTAGAAGATGCAATCTACAATCTAAATGTCATGCCTAGCATGAGAGCAATGATGACTGCTGGAAAAGCCCTTGATCGTGATAATACTTGCGGATATAATTGTGCTTACCTAGCAGTAGATGACCCTAAGTGCTTTGATGAGGCTGCTTTTATTTTATTATGTGGTACAGGTGTAGGTTTCAGTGTTGAGCGTCAGTACATTAGTAAGCTACCAGAAGTACCTGATGAGCTATATAAGAGCGATACTACCATAGTGGTTAGTGATAGTAAGGAAGGGTGGGCTAAAGCCCTTAGACAGCTAATCTCGCTGTTGTATGCAGGTGAAATACCAAAATGGGATACACACAAGGTACGACCAGCTGGTGCTAAGTTAAAAACATTTGGTGGTAGAGCATCTGGTGCTGAACCCTTAGAGGATTTGTTTAGGTTTACTTGTGAAACATTTGTAGCAGCAAAAGGTAAGAAGCTATCTAGTATTCAATCTCATGACTTGATGTGTAAGATTGGAGAGGTGGTAGTAGTAGGTGGTGTTAGAAGGTCAGCTATGATCTCCTTGTCTAACCTATCTGATGATCGTATGCGTCATGCTAAATCAGGCGATTGGTTTGTCTTAGACCCACAACGAGGATTAGCTAATAACTCAGTGTCGTATACAGAGAGACCTGACATGGAAACATTCATGCGTGAATGGCTTGCACTAGTTGAGTCTAAGTCTGGTGAGCGTGGTATCTTCTCTCGTGTTGCTGCTAAAAAGCAAGTAGCTAAAAATGGTAGACGTGACCCTGACCATGAGTGGGGTACGAATCCTTGCTCTGAGATTCTGTTGCGACCAAACGAGTTTTGCAATTTAACAGAGGTTGTAGTTAGAAATGATGATGACATTGATACCTTAACTAACAAGACAAGATTAGCAACTATTTTAGGTACTATTCAGGCTACTTATACTAAGTTCCCTTACCTAAGAAAGATCTGGCAACGAAACACTGAAGAAGAAAGATTGCTTGGTGTTAGTATGACAGGGATAATGGATAACAAGTTAGTATCTACAGGTAAAGATGCTAAAGAAATATTGGAGCAACTAAAAGATGTTTCTATACAAACTAATAAAGAGTTTAGTAAAAGATTGGGGATTCCACAATCTGCTGCTATTACTTGTGTTAAGCCCTCTGGTACTGTTAGCCAACTTGTTGATGCTTCTAGCGGCATTCATACTAGACATAGCCAGTTTTATATACGGACAGTTAGAGGTGACAACAAAGACCCCCTCACAAGATTCTTAATAGACAGTGGAGTTCCAGCAGAACCCTGTGTGATGAAGCCCGATAGTACAATGGTTTTTAGCTTCCCTGTTAAAGCCCCTAAGGGGTGTGTGACTAGAGATGACTTAAATGCTATTGAACAACTAGAAGTCTGGTTGATGTATCAAAGACATTGGTGCGAACACAAGCCCTCAGTGACAATAACGGTGCGAGAGCATGAGTGGCTAGAGGTAGGAGCATGGGTGTTTAAAAACTTTGATGAAATGAGTGGTGTATCATTCCTTCCTCATAGCGACCACTCGTACAAACAAGCACCTTACCAAGAGATAGAACAAGACGAATACAAAGAACTTAATAAGTTGATGCCTAAAGATATTGATTGGGAGAAACTATCTGAGTATGAGGTAGAAGATACTACTGTTGGTTCACAGACTTTAGCCTGTTCTGGTGATAGCTGTGAGATTGTAGATATAGGAGCGTAAAATGATTAGCAATCAACAAATATATAAAGTACACAAAGCACATTTTGATTATCCATTACCAACATATACTGTTTTAAAAAAACAAAAAGCAGATAGGGTTCGTATAGCCTACGAATGGCTTGATGCTCAAACAAAAACTACAACTCAAAATAAAATAAGTGTTAAACACCTAATTGAAAGCTGGTCTGGTCATTATATTTCAAGAAATGATGTTCAGTTAGCAGTTTATTTAAACCCACTATTGAGAGGTAAATACCCTAGTTTTAATATTAGTAATGTATTGATAGAACCATCAGTAGAACGAATAAAACATATACCAATAGCTTTTACACAAAACTATAATAACGAAAATTGGCATATCAACCCATACAGTAAAAAAGAAGTAGCATAAGAAAGGGGGCAATTAAGCCCCCTCTTTTTTTAGTACCCTTTAGGTTTTGATTTCTTCTTCTTCATCATACACTCCTTTTGGCTTTTAGTTTAGCTTTCTTACTTAGGTCTTTAAAATGAAATAACTTTACTGAAGTTTTAGTATGGCTTTTATTACTGTGTAAATCACCATTAGGCATCTTGTGTGTATTACCTGTAAATAAAGTACCATCTTTTTTATAATGCGAAACACTCCTCATTTAGCGTACAATCCTCTAGTCATATAAACTCCTTGTTACCATTTAGTTTTGTTAGCCCAGTAAGCTGCTGAACATTTACCTTTGGCTATGTTCTTAGCGTGCCTAGCTTTAAATGATTTTCGTTTAGCTTTCATTCTATCTGACTCACCAGCTTTAGGCTTACCAGCAGTCTTAGCACCTTGTTGTCCAAACCTAATAGTCTTAGGCTTACCATCACACATAGCTACAACTACATGAGATTTAGTAGGGTGGTTGGGTGTACGCTTTGGTTTGTTATAACCTGATACACCTATTCGTTTTAAGATAGAATCTTTAGGCATTTTTATTCTTGATCTCTCCTAGTTTCTACTTGACCTGCTAATAGGGCTTTGTTTTCTGTTTTATTAAACCCCTTGCCAATTTTTTTAAGTATAGACCTCATTAAAGTTTCTGCCTCTTTACTATTACTATTTAATTTTTTAAGGGTATTCATCTCTGTTGTCCATCTTGGATTAAAAATAAGTTCTGTCAGTTCTGCCAACCTTTTTTCAAAACCAGTTTCACTAGCAACCCCAGCAACATCTCTTGCAGTGCTTGCACCCCCACTAGCAATACTAGTGGTTACTGACTTTAAGGCTTCTACAAAAGGCTTTATAGAACCGCCAAGTTTTTTCTTTATAGATTCATTCTTACTTGTTGGCGAGCCAGTTATTCTCCCCATACCAGCTCTTTTGAGTGCTATGTCAAGATACCTTAAGTTGCCTGCTATAGGAGTGCCTTTGGCTGCTTCCATAATAACTTTTTTACTTGCTTTTGTTCCACCGAATATAGCTTTGTGAAGATAAGCTGGTGTGTTGGTAGCATCTGCATTAGTACCAGCCTTGCTTAAACCCCTTTCAAAATTAACCCTTAGTATTTCTGACCAAGCGTCTTTACCACCTTCGACAGACAATATTTGTTCTTTAACTCTTTTAACTTGACCTACATTAGTAAGGTTTTGGTTTTGCCCAAAAATTTTGTCTGCAACTTTATTTAAATCCTCTACTTCATATTTAGCAAAACTACCTATTAAAGATTTTTCTAGTCTTTCTACTTCTGGAGTATTTTCTGCAAAAATTTCTCTAGCTAGTTTATAATTAGGACTAGCACTATCTAGTTGGTTTAATAAAATATCTTTAATGTCTAAAACATTTTGTTGTAGTTTTTTATCTAATGAATCATCTCCAACAGCCTTTAACATTTTGTCTATTTCAAACTTTGCACTGTGAAGTTTGTTAATACTGCCGAAATCAGAATCCTTCTTTTTTGAAGATTTAATTATTTTTTGTATTCTGGAGATTTGATCGAAAGCCTTTCCAGCAGAAGGCAACTCTTCAAAAAGATTATCAAGGTAGTTGTCTATGGGTTCTATGTTTACATCTGGGTTTTCTACTTTTATAGCTTGGTCGTAAAGTGGTGATGCTTTTTCTTTACGAATTAATCTTGCTCTTTCAATAACATCTTTTGATCTATCAACAATCCCTTGTTCACCTGTTTCTACTGCTGTTGATGGTGCTAGTTTATTTAATAGGTTTTCAACAGCATTTTCCGAAGCTACATCTTGTACTTGTAAAGCCCTCTCGGTAATTTCTGCACCACCTTCCTGACCTAAAGCAAATTGTTGTTGTGTTAAATCAGAGGGTCGTTTAGTTTTTTGACCTCTGTATAATGGCACTCCTGTTTCTTTTGATGCTTGATCAGCTATATCAACTCGTTTTTGTATTACATTATTAAAACTTTCATCACCACCCCTAGTAAAGTTTCTTGATGACCGATAGCCCCTACCCAATCCTTTTGCAAGTTCAACACCACCACCAGTAGTTGCTGCAACAGTTATATCAAATAGGTTTGGATTTTCTCTACCAATAAGCATTTGTGACCCTTGTAGAGATGCTTCTGTTCCCCCCTGACCTAACAATTGAGCAAGCATTTTTATTCCCGTACTAGAGGATTTAACAAGTTTGTTTGCAGCCCTAGCAGCTGCACCAAAAGGTACAACAGTACCTACAACACTTTCTATATCAGAGGCTGTTAAGCCAGCCCTGTTAAGAACATATTGCTTACCATCATAATCAATTTGCATATAACCATCACCAACATCTTTAAACTTAGCACTAGGAAATTGTTTCTCTATTATTTGTTGTTGTGCTTCTTGATCAAAGGTTGTTGCAAGACCAAGTTTAGTAGGTGTTTTCATAGGGTCAAGTGGTGACATTTGATTTACAACAGCACTACTAAACTCAGGAAGGTTTTGTGGGTTAAACCTAGCCTCCCTTTCATTACCAGTAATAAACTCTCCAATAGACTTACCGAAACTTCCTTCTTCTACTGTAGGTGTTTGATTAAAATAATTTTGATTAATTTTGTTTGCTTCTTCCACAGTTATTTCGTTTTTGTCTGAAGAATCAGAAACCTTTGGTTTTTGTTTGGAAATATTATTATTAAAATAATTTTGATTAATTGTGTCTGCTTCTTTTTTAGTTATCATAAAATATCCAAAATGTTTATAGTATATTTATTTTTTTTGTACATAAGATTCTTTTTTTGCAAGTTTCCACGCTTTTGCTATATCTTGTTTTGTAAGATTGCTGTTTTGTTCCTTAAGGTCTCTTGCATACTCCCAATAAAATGTAGGCACTGTCGCACCTTTAGGTTTGTAAAAGTCAACAGCAGTAGGTTGTTCTTTTTCATATTTGCTATAAGCCTTATAAGCATTTTGCAGTGCTTTATCTCGATCTCTGCTTACATCTTTATCTAAAAAATCATTAATAAAATTGAATCGTTCTGTTTCAGCTTGTGCTAAACCTAACGAAAGACCCACTATAAATTTGTTTGCCTCTGGTGTATTTCCTAAACTAGCAAGTTGTTGTCTTGCCCTATCTGCATCACTGTCAGTTTGCGGGCCGGTAGCTGCATTTAAAGTGTCTGCTAGTAAACGCTCCCTAACACTAGTAAACGATTGGTCAAATGAGGCTTGATCTGCATAATCTTTAACACCTATCTCTCCAAGAAAAGAGGAAAATTTTGATGTAATACCTCTACTAAAACCAGTGGATTTACCATACTCTTCATCATTTACTAAACTATACATTACTTGTAAGTTTGGAATTTGTGAGCTTGTTTCTCTAATTCGCTCAAAAGACTTTCTAAAGTCGCCCCTAAGAACTTCTCCTCTAATACCTTTTTGTTTTGGTGCTTCTTTTAAAGCATAATCTTCAATAAATTGGTTATAATCGTCATCTCCCTGTTTATACCCAAGCTCTTCTGCCATTACAGCTGCACTAGATCGTTTAACATTATTAGCACCAGCAGCTTGTAGAATTTTTAACCCATCTGCCGACCTACCATTTTTAATTAGAAAGTTTCCAACTTCTAGTAACTTATCTTGTGCTGGAGCGTCTTGCATACTAGCAAGTTTTTGATCTAGTTCTCTTTGTAAATCAACATTTTCTTGTGCTTGTTTATCAGCTTTACTAGGTAAAAACTTTTTTTGAAAAGGTTTAAAAAACCCCTTACCTACTTCAAAACCTAAATCTCTACCTAAACTGGTGGGTCGATTTGAACCTGTCATAGCCATTGCTTGCATACGATTATTTATTTGGGCTTGTTCATAATCAACCCGTTCTTGTTCTTCTGGTGTCAAACCAAAAAAACTTTGCCTGATAGGGCTTTTGTAGTTGCCCAAAGCACCGCCCATATTTAAGCTGTTTGATAACATTTGTTGTTTAAGGGCTTCTCTTGATGCCATTGTTTTATCCTCAATAAGTGTTGTGTTTAAAGTAGTGGTGGTATTCCAAAATACATCATTCCTGCGTTAGCAGCAGTTTTCCACCAATCGTCACTGTCTAAACCACCACCATCATTATTACTTATAGGGTTTTGAAAACCCCCTTGATTATTAAATAGGTTAAAAGTATCCATACTAAAACCTTCTCCTCCTGCACCATCAGGGGGATTCTTAAATACGTCTAAGAACCCCCCATCTGAAAATTTAACTTTAACAAGTCTGGATTACTCCCTCCTAAATTTAAAGAGTTTGTAAATGAGGGGCTAGTATTACCACTATTAGGGTTACTAAACATACCTATAATCTGGTTTGCACCAAAATCTGCTAAAGGGTTTGCAAAAGTTGAAACTGCACTTGATAAAACCCCACCTAACAAACCACCATCACCAGAAGTTGCTTTAGTACCAGCATTAGCTAAAGAAGCACCACCTTGTGCAGATAGACCTTGTGCTCTAGACCTAGCCTCTTCAACACTAAGACCACGATTAATTAAGGCATCTTCCAGATTAACAATATCTCCAAATGCACCAAGAGTTCCTTGAAATCCACCCAATAGGTTTTGAGCTTGTAGTTGTTGTTGTTGCTCATTAGTTAAGAATCCTTGTAAGGCTTGATTATATGCTTGTTGTTGCTCTTGTTGTGCTTGTAACCTTGATTTACTACTTAAATCAGCTAAAGCCCTAGCTTGTGCTAAACCTAATCCGTAGGCATCTGGTTGAACCATACCAACATTACCAGCACCTGCTGTTTCTCCTGCTAGTTGTAATCCTAACCTACCACTACCAAACAAATCAGATTGTAGTTCTTGTCTTTGTCGCTCTAATGATGGCTCAAGCAAAGCAGACTGTGTTCTAAATATGTCAGCAGCCCTTTGTTCACCACTATCGACACCACCAAAGAGAGGTAGTCGTCTACCAGCCTGTGTTGCAAAACTCTCTAAAAAAGGTTGTGGGTAAGGTAGTGCTGCTTGACCTATATTTATTAAAGTTGGGTCAATTTGTGACTCTACATTAAACCCATAAGAACCAACAGGTTTACCAGTAGTAGTACCTATCTGACTTGTATAAGTGTAAGGTTGAAACTGCGCTCCTTTGTAAGGTTGTGCTGGTTTGGCTTTACTACCCCCACCACCTAAAACTTTACCCATTATCATTTACTCCTTTAACAAAGATTGTTCTATTATCACCTTCAAAGTCTTTTATAACTCCAACATATTTGAATCCGTACATATCTAAAAACTTCCTGTGTTTGTTATCATTATCTATCTGTGCTGCAAAAATAGGTCTGTTGTATTTTTTTAATAAAAAATCTAAATGTATTTCCATTTTCTTTCTTGTACTCTTTAACCACTTATATACATCACAGTGAATAAATAACAAATTGTTGTATTCTTCTAAGTACAAAGTAAAAGCCTTATCCTCTACTACAGGAACTTTATCCATGTTTTTACGCAGTACGCTTCCACATATAAACTGTTATGTAAGGTTGGTAGTTGGCATTAGTACCATCAAATGTAATACCATGCGTGTGACCTTGACCACCACCATTAGGCTCAACTCCATATCTACCACCTAGTCCACCACCACCCCAAGTAAAGTTGGGATTACCCGCATTAGGTAAGTAGTTTAATGCACCACCACCAGTATCGTATGTACCAGTATTATTATGGTCGTGTGCTGGTATTTGAGCTAGTGTCAAAGTGTGTGAATCTGTAGTACCAGAAATAGTAATATCTGCTACACCACCTGTTTCACCTAAAGTATCAAACAAAGTATTACTTGTATCAACACCAATGATTGCTTTACCAGCACCATATTCTTCCCATGTACCAAACCCTAGTAATGTAGCTGGGTTAGTTGCTACACCTGCTTGTGTATAAATAGTACCTACAGGGAACAGTGCTTGTCTTGCAGTTTCAGCAGTAGCTAATGCTGCTGTTACTGCTGCTGTTACATAAGCTGTTGTAGCTAGTTGAGTATTGTCTGTAGCAGAGCTAGCTGTTGGGGCTGTAGGAGAACCTGTAAGGGCTGGACTATTGGTGTTAGCCTTACTATTAACTGCTGTTTGAATAGCACTAAACTCATCATCAATCTCCGTACCCTTTACAATCTTGTTAGCGTTACCTGTAGTCAGGGCATCTTTAGCTGCAAAGTCTGTTGTTTTTGAATAATTACTCATTTATATAATCCTACCTAGTTTTCCGTAAATATCTACTTTTTGTATACTCAAAGAACCACCATCAATTTCTGCTTCTATACCTAACTGAAAGATGCTTCCCGAACCTGATACAGATGAATCTAATCTATCTAATGATATACCTGCTTGATACTCTGCTACACTTGCTGCATTTGCTCCATACTCTGCTGTTCCGTACTCTGATACTGGTGTATCTTTTATTGTAAATGGAAACGAGAAGTAGCTTGTTAAATAATCAAAACCAGCTTTTAAATTAAATGGTTGTGCAGTAGAACCAATAACAGTTACAGCAGCCCTTTTTAATAACTTGTTTTGATTTGGATAATTTAAATCAAAGTGATTAGTAAAGTAACTCATAGTGTAAGCAACAGAGTTATCTGTAAATCCACCATACTCTGCTATACCATTAGCTTGTGTAAGATACATTTCTTTAGTTGTTTTATCGTAAACAAAATCAGTGTGGTCTAAGTTATTCCAAGTTGTTACTCTATAAGCACCATCTTCTAGTGGTC